GAAGAGCAAGAAGGCGGAACGGTTGCAGCCCCGCAACGACCGGACACTGCATTCGACGTAACCACCGAGGATGAAAAGTGGGCGGCATACGTAGACCTTCACCCTGATCTCAAAAGGCAATTCCCGATACAAGGAAGGGGCAGAAGCAAGGCGGATTTCGGCAAAGATCACTACAATGTTTTTGGCAAAAACGAAGGTCGTTTAATACCCGAAATAGGTAAAACCTACGATACTGCTACTAACAAGGAATATGTGCCTGCTATGGGAGAGATGGTTCCAACTGGTGGCGGGTTAATGGACCTTCTTGGAGGCGAGGGACAGCAGCAGTATGGGACTGGGGAAATTCGAGAAGTCTCAGATGTAAGATACCGCAACGGGCAGCAGCTTGGAGGAACAAGACAAGAAATAGACACCGAGACACGTCGTCCCGGCTTTGATCCCGAAGGTAACTTTATGGGACTCGCTCAATACGGAAGCGACATAGCGGAACAAGCGGCTAGAAGGCAGCGAGGCGCGGATATTTATGACGTCCAGAGATACGGCCAAATGGCTTCGGAGGCAATCAAGGCGGCAGACCCATTGTCGGCGGGGCTATTGGGTACTATGGGCGAGCAAGCCACCGAAGGACTTGCGGCAGGACAAGATTTGACGCAACGAGAACGAGAGCGAGCCACGCAAGATGCCCGCATGGCATGGGAAGCGAGAGGCAGAGTACGTGACCCCGGAGCAGTTGTAAGCGAACTTGAGAATTTGGAATCTGCTCGCAGGGCGAGAGAAGCTCAACGCAGAGCATTCGCCACACAGACAATGCAAGCGAGTAGGGCAATGACCGCTGATCCGTTCATGGCGATACTTGGCAGACCAAGCGGAGCAAGTCAGCAAATTGCAACGCAAGGACTCGGAGGCGCCCAGTACGGATT